AAGCGATGGAAACCGCTTTAGAATTGGCGGTTGCATAGATTAGCTATACACGGTCAACGAATCAAAGCCCCAGTTTTAGTCATCGCTAACTGGGGTTTTTTATTGCTTGTCAATAGGACAAATTGTCGCACCCTTCGGGTGCATACTTTATTAACAATGTCAATGCGACATAATGTCGCAGCCCCCTTCGGGGGCATACTACATCTTGTGGCCTCGCTTCGCTCGGCATACTACATCTAGCGCCCCCTTCGGGGGCATACTACATCTAGTAGCGCTCCGCGCTCCGCGCATACTATATCTAGTGGTGCGACAATTTGTCGCAGCCCCCCTTCGGGGGGCACCCCCTAAATACTAGATCGGAGTCCCAAAGTTTTCGCTACGAACACTATTCCAGACAAACACACACCCCTAAATACGTACGAATGAATATATTGATTATCCCATAAAAAAAATATATAAAAAAATTTAAAATGATTAATCAAACTGAAGTTCAGCTTCAAGAACAAATAATTACTGAACATCTAAAAAAGTTAAATTCTGCTGAAAAAAATTTCATACCTTTTGTCAGACATGTTTGGCCGGACTTTATCTCTGGGTATCATCACTTAAAAATTGCAAAAAAATTTGAGGACATAAAAAATAAAAAAATAAAGCGATTGATCGTGAACATGCCACCTAGGCACACGAAATCTGAGTTTGCGTCCTTTCTATTTCCTTCGTGGCTCGTGGGCAATAATCCGCAACTCAAGATCATTCAAACAACACACAATACAGAACTAGCGGTGAGATTCGGTCGTAAGATGAAAAACCTTATTGACAGTCAAATCTATCAGCAAATCTTTGATGAAGTCTCCATTTCCGTGGACAGTAAAGCGGCTGGCCGTTGGGAAACAAACAAGGGCGGCGAGTACTTTGCAGCGGGCGTTGGTTCCAGTATCACGGGCCGTGGTGCAGACTTATTGATCATTGATGATCCGCACTCCGAGCAAGACGCGCTATCCGAAACAGCGTTTGATAATGCCTACGAATGGTATACATCGGGACCACGACAACGTCTGCAACCGGGCGGTGCGATCGTTATTGTTATGACACGGTGGTCCGTGAAAGATTTAACAGGCAGATTGATTGACGCACAAGCAAAAGAACCCAAAGCCGACCAGTGGGAACTCATAGAGTTTCCGGCTATATTACCAAGCAACAAACCTATTTGGCCAGAGTACTGGGATATTGATTCACTGACCGCGACCCGTGCTTCGTTAACCGAGCAAAAATGGCAAGCGCAATGGCAGCAAAATCCAACAGCGGAGGAAGGCTCTATCATTAAGCGAGAGTGGTGGAAAACATGGGAAGAGGACGACGTGCCGGACTTGATCCATGTCATACAATCCTATGACACCGCGTACAGCAAAAAAGAAACAGCCGATTACTCGGCGATTACAACGTGGGGCATTTTTACGCCGCCAAATAAAGCGAAACCGCATATTATATTATTAGATGCAGAAAAAGGAAGATGGGAGTTTACAGAACTAAAAAAGCGTGCTATGGAGAAATATAAATACTGGGAACCGGAAACAGTAATCGTGGAAGCAAAAGCTTCTGGACTTCCGCTGACGGATGAGTTAAGATCATCGGGAATACCCGTTGTGAATTATACGCCAAGCAGAGGAAACGATAAACATGTTCGGGTCAATTCAGTAGCGCCGATGTTTGAATCGGGCCAAGTATGGTGTCCGGACGAAAGGTGGGCGCAGGACGTTATAGAGGAGTGTGCAGCTTTCCCTTTTGGCGACCATGATGACTACGTGGATTCAACCACGCAAGCTCTCATGCGATACCGCCAAGGCAACTTTGTTCAACTTCCCGATGACTACTACGACGAACCACGGAACACGGAACCGAGAGAATATTATTAATGAGTTTAAACAGTTACCAGTCGGCCTCAAACGCACACACCTCTGACTGGGTTAGTCGCATGGCGGTGAAAGCCGCCACTGCGATGGAAAAATAAAATGGTAGATAAAGTAACACAAGCAAATAAAAGAATAGCAAAACAAACTATTAAGCCAAGTCCTATTGAACCTGTTAAAGGACCTGCAGGATTTGCAACAGCAACAGCAAGATCGGGAAAATCTCTTTGGGATACTATAGGTGCTTGGGAATATAAAAATAATAAAGTATGGAGCGACTATTTAAAAAGTAAAGGACTACCACCAATAGGATCGACAGGCGGTGAAAAATCATTAGAACTTTTAAATAAAGGAGTTAATCCAAGTGACAAGTATGTAAAATTATCTGATCCTATTAAAGAACTAGAAAAAGATTTATTTAAACGTGGGGATAAAGTTGGAAAAATTCAATTATCAAAAGATTTATCTCAAATACAAAAAAATGCCAATAAAGCTTTTCCTAAAACAGGAACAAGTGAAGAAAAATTAAAATTTATCATGAAAGAGATTGCAAAAAAATATCCAATGATTTTAAAAAAAGGAATGTCCTTTGTTAGAAACCTTGGATTTAGAATGCTTGGTCCAATAACCGGAATTGGATATGCATCGGATATTTTAACTCCATCAAATATTATGGGTTTTAAAGATAATGAAGAAGATATAAAAATGGCAGGAGGCGGTATGATGAATATGGATGAAATGATAAGACCACTTGGATATGAAGTAGGCGGAGTTGTTCCAAGAAGCAGGCAGCAATCTGTAATGGAAGAAGAAGCCAAGCCGCAAGGTGAAATGTTTGGTGGTTTAATAGATTTAATTAAAAATATAAGAAAAAATGCATTTGCTCCAGAGCAACGTGAAGATGGCGGCGCAAAATATATGAAAATGTTTGATTTTCTTTGGGGCAAAGGATATTCTCAACCACAAATTGATGCTATACTTAGTGGAAAAATTAATCAAGAAGATGTTGTTCCTGCAAGAAAAAATTTAGATGAAGAGTTTAAAGGATAATTAATGGCTATAGAAAAAAATAATCCAGAACTTATTGATCTAGAAATAGAGCAAGGAGTGGAACAAGAAATTACATCACCAATGACGGACGGTGATGCGTTGATGTTGGACGATGGTTCAGCAATCGTGAACCCTGCAGAAGATACCTCTATGGAAGGCGCGTTTAACGCGAACCTTGCAGAATTAATTCCGGATGATGAATTAACAGCTTTAGCTAATGACTTAGTTTCCGATTATGAATATGATAAAGACGCGCGGTCCGATTGGCTTAAAACATATACCGATGGCCTAGACTTACTCGGCTTTAAATACGAAGACAGAACAAAACCATTTGCTGGTGCAACCGGTGTTACTCACCCGTTACTAGCAGAAACCGTTACCCAATTTCAAGCGCAAGCTTATAAAGAGTTACTACCTCCCGAGGGTCCTATCCGCACACAAATAGTGGGAGAGATAACACCACAGGTCGAAGAACAATCACAACGTGTTAAAGAATTCATGAACTATCAAATTAGTTATGAAATGGAAGAATACGATCAAGAACTCGATCAAATGTTATTTCACTTACCACTAGCGGGTAGTTCCTTTAAAAAAGTTTATTATGACGCGGTTAAAGATAGAGCCGTTTCCAAATTTGTTCCAGCCGAAGATGTGGTCATGCCATATGTATCAACGGACATGGAATCATGCGAACGTATTACGCACGTTGTCAAAACAATGGGCAACGAACTGCGCAAAAAACAAGTAAGCGGTATGTACCGCGACATTGATGTCAGCATGTCACCAATGGAAAAAAATGACGCGGGAAAAAAATACGACGAACTAGACGGTGTAACAGAAACACAAAACGCGGAGGACATAGTACTTTTAGAGTTTCATTGCGATTTGGACATACCGGGTTTCGAAGATAAGAACTCGCAAACAGGAGAAGCAACTGGTATAAAATTACCATATGTTGTTACTGTTGACGAAGGGTCTGGAAAAGTATTATCTATATATAGAAACTATGCTGAAACAGATCCTCTTCGTAAAAAGATACAATACTTTGTTCACTATAAGTTTTTACCCGGCCTTGGTTTTTATGGCTTTGGTCTTATCCACATGCTCGGAGGTCTCTCAAGAACTGCGACATCAGCCTTACGTCAACTCATTGATGCTGGTACGTTGTCCAATCTCCCTGCAGGCTTTAAAGCAAGAGGGCTGCGCGTTCGAGACGATGATCAACCCCTCCAGCCCGGAGAATTCAGAGATGTAGATGCACCGGGAGGCGCGATCCGCGAATCCCTAATGCTGATACCGTACAAGGAACCAAGTGCAACTCTTTTTCAACTACTAGGTTTTGTTGTTGAAGCAGGTAGACGTTTTGCGTCTATTGCGGATAACAAAATGGGTGAAGGCTCACAGGCCAATCCTGTAGGCACAACAATGGCAATCATGGAACGCGGCACGAAAGTAATGAACGCGATTCATAAACGATTACATTACGCACAAAAAGTTGAATTTAAATTACTATCAAGAGTCTTTGCTGAAAGTTTACCTGCTGAGTATCCTTATGCTGTTCGTGGCGGCAATCGAGTTATTAAACAACAAGACTTTGATGAGCGCGTCGATATACTTCCCGTTTCTGATCCGAACATTTTTTCTATGTCTCAGCGTGTAACGCTGGCACAAACACAAATGCAAATGGCAACATCTAATCCGCAAATGCACAACATGCATGAAGCGTAC